ATTCAATGACCAAAGACGATGAAATATTTAAAGGTAAATCTTTTTCAGATATAATGTCTGACATTTATTCTAATCAGAAAAAGAAAGACCGACAAATAAAACTACTGATAGCACAACTTGAACCAATGGTCAAGAACCTAAACGATGCCTCAGTAGTTGTTCCTTTAATAAAGGAGTATCTTGAAATATCAGTAAAGAACGATGATGCGTTAGTTAAACTAGCTGCAATCGTACAAAGGATGATGAAAGATAATAATACAGGCGATGGGAACTATATGTTGTCAGATGAAGAGAAACGACAACTTATGGACGCAATAGAAGAAGTTGAAAAAGACTTACCCAAAGAAGATACAGGAGATGAGTAATGACAGGTATTGTAACCGAAGTCAAATATACCGATGGTGATAGTGAGTTGCTTTATGGTATAAAGGTAAAAACAAATATTGGTTCTGGTAAATCTGAAGTGGAACGAATAGTATATCCATTAGATACCAATATAAAAAGATTACCTGTTGTAGGTGAAATGGTATTTCTTGTACCAAGAATATCTGCAAACTCAAACTCAATCGCAGCTAAACCAATCTTATACTATACAACTCCAATATCATTACAAAAAAATGTAAACCACAATGCAATACCAAAAGGGTTTACATCAATCAAAGGTTCAGGTGGTGATACAAGTGATTACCAAGCGGCTTCTGCCGGAAATCCAAATGCTAGTTCTACAAAAGCTTTTAAATTTGATTTTGGATTTGAAGAAGTATCTGGCGTATCTGCATTACAACCATTTAGTGGTGATGTAATAGTAGAAGGTAGATTCGGACAATCAATGAGATTGGGATACACTCCAGCAGGAACACAAACAACACAAAATCCATCTTGGACAGGTGATTCAACTTCACCGATTACCATATTACGAAATACACAAAACTCAAGTGGTTGGAATAAATTTGTAATAGAAGATGTTAACGAAGATGACACTTCATTGTATATGACATCTAAACAAAAAATTAATCTTAGTCAAGCACATCCATTTTCTTTGGGAGTAACACCTGGTAATATATTTGGTGACCCCCAAGTATTAATTAATTCTGATAGAGTATTATTAAATGCTAAAAGAGATAGAGTTATCTTGGCAGGAACAGAGGATGTAAACATTTCAACACCAGCGTGGAAAGCTGCTATGGATAATATGTTTACACAAATAGACGAAATTAAAAACGAACTCGATGCGTTAAACAATGCAGTTAATTCATTTGCAAGTTCAGGAGGAGCTGGAAATGTAAGTTCACCTCCAGGCATACCAAATGCACCATTAGCAGCTGCAGGTGGTGTATTAGTAGGAAAAACAAGTGGAATAAAAGCTAAGATTGCAAAAATAACAACAGAGTTAAATTTAATGAAACAATAATTATATAAAAAACTATTTATTATTATGGATACTAATAAATTTGTAAAAGCTATACAAACATTAATTAAAGAAGAGGTGAGAAAACAAGTAGCAAAAGAAAAACTTGCTATTCGTGAATCTATCATTCAAGAGATGAGTACACCTCAACCAAAGAAGAAGGTCAAAAAGCCAAATGTTAAATTTAAACAAGGAAAGTTTTCCGAGATGTTAAATGAAACAGTTGATAATTGGCCAACAATGGGTGGTGGCACTTTGACTGCAAATAGTGCACAAGGAATGGATAGAGCAACTATGGCATCGATGATGGGACTTAGTAGTTCACCAACACCACAATCAATGATACCAACACAAGATTCTGATGGTAGACCAGTTGATGTAAACGCAGTTATGAATTCAAGCGTTGGACAAGCATTGACTAAAGACTATTCAGGTTTAATGAAGGCAATTGACAAAAAGAAGGGTAGAGTATAATGGCTACAAGACCTACGAAAAAAATAAATCCGTTAGACTTGAAAAAGAATACGGCTATTGGAATACCATTCCCATTGGGTGGTACTCCTATATTTCGTAGTACCTTTACAACAGAAGAACAAGCTATATCTAATCTAAAGAACTTGTTATTAACAAGAAAAGGTGAAAGACCATTTCAACCTTTATTTGGAACAGATATACCTTCGTTCTTATTTGAAAATATAACGAACCCTCTTTTAGATAGACTAAAACAAGGTGTAGAAAAAGATATAGCATTTTGGTTACCTTACATAAAAGTAGAAGAAATTGTATTAACACCAGAAAGCGATAATAACAAAATAACATTTTCTTTTTCATTTTCAGTAGGAGAAACTGGCGCAAACCAGATAATTATATTAGAGATAGACAATCAAGGTGGTCTATCAATAGCATAGGTAATAAGATATGGCAGACAAAATTAAAAAAGAAGTAAAGTTAATAGGAAGAGATTTTGGGTCTATAAGAAAGAACCTTGTAGACTTTACAAAAACTTATTTTCCACAAACATTTAACGATTTTAACGAATCGTCTCCAGGTATGATGATGTTAGAACTTTCATCATATGTTGGTGATGTACTTTCTTATTATACTGATGTACAACTTAGAGAGTCTATATTAGAACAAGCTCAAGAAAAGAAAAACATATTTGCAATATCACAAGCATATGGATATAAACCAAAGTTAAATGTACCAGCAACAACCACTATCGCAATGTTCCAATTAGTACCTGCAATTGGTGGGGCAGCTGATGTTAGACCTGATTACAGATACGCACTTACAATAAAAGAAGGTGCAAAGATAACGGCTGAGTCTGATAGTGAAATAGAATTTAGTACAAATCAAAAAGTTAGATTTAATTATTCTTCTTCATTCGACCCAACGGAAGTTTCAGTTTATCAAGTAGATGATAATACAAACTTGCCTGTTAAATATCTTTTAAAGAAATATGTACAAGCAACAAGTGGTAAAGAAAAAACACAAGAGTTTACTTTTGGTACACCAAAGATTTACGATAAAATAAAAATATCAGATGAAGATGGTTTGATAGATATAATTAAGATATCAGATGACGATGGGGAAGATTGGACAAAGGTAGAATATCTTGGACAAGATACTGTATTTGAAGAAACACCAAACACATCTGAATACTCAATAAAATATTCAGCGTTTAGTAATGAAACTCCAGCTTTACTAAAACTCAAAAGAGTTCCAAAAAGATATGTAACAAGAATTACTGATGATGGTGAAATACAAATACAATTTGGAGCAGGCGTTTCTGCAAATGCAGATGAAGAACTACTTCCTAATCCTGATAATGTTGGTTCTGCGTTATACAATGCAAGTGGAAATCTAAATCAAGGATTAGACCCATCAAACTTTTTATATTCAAGAACCTATGGAATCGCACCAGCAAATCAAACACTAACAGTAACTTATAGAGTTGGTAAAGGTGTTGTAGACAATGTGGTAAGTGGTGACCTAAAAGGACTTGCAGATGTAACGATAGAAACTTCAGCAATTGGATTAGATGGGCAGTTATTTAATGAAGCAAGAGACTCTTTAGCGGTAGTTAATGAAAACGCCGCAGTAGGTGGTAAGTTTGAAGAAGAGATTGAAGAGGTAAGAGAAAACGCAAAAGCATACTTTAGTGCACAAAATAGAAATGTAACAAGAGAAGACTATTTAGTCAGAGCATACGCAATGCCACCACAATTTGGTTCGGTAGCAAAAGCATTTGTTGCTCCTGATTTTCAAATCAAGACTCCACTTGATGATAATCCAAATAGTAACGAGATGACATCAAACCCACTAGCGATAAACTTTTATTGTTTAGGTTATGATGCGAATAACAAGTTGGCAATTTTAAACAACGCAACTAAATTTAATTTAAGAAATTATTTATCTTATTATAGAATACTAACAGACGCAATTAACATTAAAGATGGTTACATTGTAAACATAGGAATTGATTTTGAAATAGTAGTAAAACCAAACTTTAATTCAAACGATGTACTTCTTAAATGTATTCAAAAACTAAGAGACTATTTTAAGATTGAAAAACGAAGTATCAATCAACCAATATTATTGTCAGACATTTATGTAATGTTAGATGAGGTTGATGGTGTACAGAGTGTTATAAGACCAGACAAAGATGGTTTCGGTGGACTACAAATAAGTAACAAATTTGGTAGTACATATTCAAATAAAAGATACGACATGAAAAATGCAACAAGAAATGGTGTTGTATATCCACCACAAGACCCATCTATATTTGAAGTAAAATATCCAGACCAAGATATTAGAGGTAGAGTAGTACCATTATTTTAAAGGTTAAAATATGATTTATAGAATATATTCAAACAAAGACACTACACTTTACGAAGACACTCCTCGTAAAGCTCAGAATGTTGGTAAAGACGAGATTCTTGAGGTGGGAAAAGTATATGATACCGATAACACTACTTTATTAGGTAACAGTAGAGCATTGGTACAATTTGACTTGTTAGAAATATCAAGGTCAATAGTTGATGGTACAATAACATCGCCTGAATATAGACTAAGATTAGAAAATATTGAAAGTA